AACCGAGCGCACAATCAAGAAGTATCTCAAGCTCAAGGGATACGATTGTGCCATCACCGGTCATACACACTCTCCAAAAATTAAAGAAGACTATATGAACTGTGGCGATTGGGTCACTAATTGCACAGCACTTGTTGAACATTTAGATGGAAGATGGGAACTAATACAATATGAACATACGCAACCTGTTGAGTGAAGAATACATTGCTCACTATTTCGAAACACGTGTAGTACCTCAGAAGTTTAGATCATCTAAACCAGATGGTGTCTACGATAAACAAGATCAAGGCTGTAAATGGCGTGATATAATTGTTGATGGTTGTGTTATTTACACGATCTCATCAATGTGGTTAGATCAAGGTGGACCTGTTGACCTTCCCGAAGAATTCAGGTATCCTTGGGGAACTTACTTAGATAATTGAAAAAGGAAATATTATGAAAAACATTATGAGTGAAAAGCGTTTAATTATTGGTGCCATGTCTGATGGACAGCCACGTTCTGTTAAAGAATTGGAACAAGAGTTTGGATTTACGCGAGCATACTTGAACATCAGAGAAATGAACGAGGACGACAGCTGTCGATTTAAATTTTTGAAATTGGAAGATTCTGACAAATATCAAATGTTAGTCACAGCAGCTATTGTATGATGAAAAGCAAAGACTTTATCTGGGTTTCCTTCAGAAAAGAAGGTATCCACAAGTATCCTGATGCACCTGAAGGTGTAGAGTTTCTACGATATCCACATCGTCATATCTTTCATTTCCGAGTAGAGTTAGAAGTGATGCATGACGATCGTGATGTAGAATTTATTTTATTTAAACGTGAACTCGAAGCTCTGTATGATGGTGGCACAATGCAACTTGATTACAAGAGCTGTGAAATGATGGCTCGTGAGTTGGCTGAGTATGTTCGTGAGAACTATCCTGATCGCGAGATTGCAATTGAAGTATCGGAGGATGGTGAAAACGGTTGCCGTCTAACATTTGAATAAGGATATATTATGGTAAAATTTTGTCATATTGCACCGACTTCGTTTCTCGGTGCTTTCACTCGTACCAATGGTGCGCATCTTATTCTAGCTCATCTTGTAGAGCAGGACCCCGTCTATCAAGAGTTCTATAGGAACCTCGATGACGGCAAACAGAAGATCATGGACAACTCTGCTTTCGAAATGTATAAGCAAGGTCGTCCAATGTACTCTACTGATGATCTCCTTCCTATGGCAGAAGCTTGTGGAGCTGATATGATCGTCATGTCTGACTATCCAGGTGAGCACTCATCAAAGACTATTGACGCAGCCAGAGAAACTGCTCCCATCTATCATGATGCTGGATACGAAACATTCTTTGTTCCTCAGTCTGAAGTAGGTGATCTCGAAGATTATCTGTACTGTATGGAATGGGCTTTGGATGAAGGTCGTAAGCATGTTGATCGTATTGGTCTCTCTATTCTAGGTTGTCCTAACGCATTTGGTGTAGAGAAAGACAACAAGCTTCAGCGTTATATGTCTCGCTATCGTATCCTTGAGATTCTTAGTCAACATGGTGTGTTCAATAGTCATCGCGACCATGATAACATCTTCCACTGTCTTGGTATGGTTGACGGACCTAATGAAATCTCTCTACTAGAACCATGGCATCGTTATATTGCTACATGGGATTCATCTGCAGCTGTTTGGGCTGGTCTGAACAATATTCGTTTTGACAACTCTCCAACAGGTCTTGTTGATGGTAAGTTTGAAAAAGAGGTTGAGTTTGATTACCCTGCTAGTCTAGGAGCTCCATGGAAAGATGCTGTTGGTATTGACCAATTGAATGCAGTGATGTATAATGTTCAGTACATTGACGAGTTAGCCGGAGGATACTAATGGCTTTTGAATGGCATAAAACACACAAGATCCTAGATTGGGTTGAACGTGAAATGACAGAGTGTGTGGAAGAGTATGTTTGTGAATACTACGGAATTGAAAGCATTGAAGAACTCACTCAAGAACAATTGGATGAAATAGATTCATTCCGTGAAGAAGAGCTGACAGAACATCATCCCCTACGGATGGGATTTTCTAATGTGATTAACCACATGGAAAACTTGTTGTGGGAAAGGGAGCAAGAAGATGAAGCAGGTTAAAGTTTCAAATGAGATTAAAAAGAACGTCATCGAGACTGAAACTTGGTATCACAAAGATAAAGATCTCTATGTGACATTTGAAACAGGTTGGCGTTTTGCTACGTATACACTATCGATCGACGAGGATGTTGCGTTTGAAGAAGTCTATGGTACCAATGAAAGTGGATTCTGTGTTCAGGAATTTGATATTGAAGATATGGAGTCATCTGATAGCTTTTCGTTCGACGTAGTTGATGCATGGTCTCTGGGTAAGGAGTTGACAGAAGAACAGGAAACTAGTATAATGTACGATGTTCTCGAAGTGTGGGAAGAAGACGGCTGGTCAGGACTTGAGACTGCAGGCTGGGACCATGCGGACACGGAAACGTGGATCTATGGTCCTCTATTAGTTGAAGAGGTTAATTAATGATTGAATATAAGCGTAACGAAGACAAGATTATTCGAGGAATTCAACAGTATATTGATTCGACATATACTGCACACTATTCCTCTGACTCTGGTCGCGACGTTGTTGATGATTGGGAAGACATGGGAATCGCTAAGGAAGCATTTCTCTCTAACATGCAGAAGTATGTTAAACGTCTTGGTAAGAAAGAGGGTTGGAATCCTAAGGATGTTCTGAAAGTGATTCACTACTCTATTTTTATGTTAAACGAATTACAGAATAAGGAAAATACTAATGACGATGCTTAATATTGGTAGTTCCGAGAATAACTCGAGTCTATCCAATGTTCAGGAAGGAGATGTACAGCCTAACGCTGTAGACCTTCGTTTAGGAAAAGTATTTCGAATTAAAGAGAATATTTTTACTATTGATGAAACACAGAAGGACCATCGTGGCTCCGAGGAAGTGGAAGTTGGTAATAATGGCTACTACAATCTTGCACCAGGTCACTACGAAGTGATTATGGAAAACGAGGTTAATGTTGCCGAGGGTGAAGCTGGATTTGTTATTACGCGTAGTACTCTTAACCGTAATGGTGTATACTTGACGTCTGGATTGTATGACAGTGGATACAATGGAGTGATGGCTGGAGTCATGCATGTTAATGTAGCTCCTATGCGAATCAAGCCTGGAACACGAATCGGTCAGTATCTTTCGTTTACTGCAGAGTCTCTTCATAAGTACGATGGTGATTATGGAAAGAATAAGGAGCATGATAAGAAATATGGATAAGCGTAATGTACCACTGAAACCTAATACGTGTTATTGGGTAAAAAAGAAAGATGGAAAACACTATAAAGTTTGGTCTAAGACTGTACTTGATGCTCGTATCGAACGAGGTGAGATTACAGATGAAGATCAAGTTCTTATTCAAAGGGTACAATAAATGTCGATAATGGATAAACTAAAGAAGAACTCGAAGGTCAAAGAGACCTCTGTTCTTTCTGAATCTGAGTTCTTTACTGGAAAGGACATGATTCCAACAAAGGTCCCGATGATCAATGTTGCTCTGTCGGGTGATGTTGATGGAGGTCTGACACCAGGTCTTACAGTACTCGCTGGTCCTTCAAAGCATTTCAAAACTTCATTTGCATTAATGATGGCATCTGCATATCTCGATTGTTATCAAGATGCTGTACTACTGTTCTATGATAGTGAGTTTGGTTCACCTCAAGAATACTTTGAGACGTTTGGTATTGATACTAATCGAGTACTTCATACTCCTGTTGTTAATATTGAAGAGCTGAAGTTTGATCTGATCAACCAGCTTGAGAATATCGATAAGAAAGATAAAGTAATTATTATCATTGACTCGATTGGCAACATTGCTTCGAAGAAAGAAGTTGAAGATGCTATGAATGAAAAGTCTGTCGCTGATATGTCTCGTGCAAAACAATTGAAGTCGTTGTTCCGTATGACTACTCCATACTTGACAATGAGAGACATTCCATGTGTGGCTATCAACCATACGTATAAGGAACAAGGACTGTTTCCAAAAGATATCGTTTCTGGTGGTACTGGTGTGTATTATTCTGCTGACAATATCTGGATTATTGGTCGTCAACAGGACAAGCAGGGAACAGAGATCAAAGGTTATCACTTTGTGATCAATGTAGAGAAGTCACGGTATGTTAAAGAAAAATCTAGAATTCCTATCTCAGTTTCTTGGGAAGGTGGTGTTCAGCATTGGAGCGGCTTGCTTGATGTTGCTCTGGACGGTGGCTACGTTGGTAAGCCTTCTAACGGTTGGTATTGTCGTATCGACCGCAGCACTGGGGAGCTTGTGGATCCAAAGTCGCGAGAACGGGATACGCTCACTGCTGAGTTCTGGGAACCCATACTGGAAGGAACAGACTTTAAAGAGTACATCAGAAACAGATTCTCAATCGTAAGAGGTGTTCAAAATGACGATGTTGAAGGAGAATGAAGACTACGAATTGGTTCCTGATGGTGAGGACGCGTGGTCTGTTAGAATTACAAAAGGTCCTTATGTTGAGACTGTAGTTACATTCAACACAATTAAGTTGGATGGTAATGAAGGTGAACTTAGGTTCAATTTTGATATCACATCATCTCCGGATCCTGACCTAGTTGTCGAAGATCAAGACCTTCAGCAACATGTCGCTAATATATTATATGCCTTAATCCTTACTAGTATTGAGGACGAGGCTGTGGACTTTAAAGAAGAATGAAAGCAAATCTTGAACAAACAATTTTGAGAAATCTCCTTACGGATGAGAAATTCATGCGTAAGGTGTTACCGTTTATCAAGCCTGATTACTTTCAGGGTGTCTACAAAACATTGTTCAAAGAAGCTGGCAAGTATGTTGCAAAGTACAACAAACTTCCTACGAACGAGTCATTCCAAGTTGAACTTGACCAGACTGATAAGCTAACTGATGAACAATATCGGATGGCTACAGAGATTCTTCCACATTTGTTTTCAAATGAAAAGGTGGATGAGGATTGGTTGATTGATACTACAGAGAAGTGGTGTCAGGATAGAGCGATCCATAATGCGATTATGGAATCTATCTCAATCATTGACGGAAAGCATGAGTCATTGACTAAAGGAGCGTTACCTGATCTATTGAGTAAGGCTCTTGGTGTTGCATTCGACATCAATGTTGGTCACGATTATGTTGAAAACGCTGAAGAACGTTTTGAGTTTTATCACACAGAAGAGCAAAGACTACCGTTCGATCTTGAATACTTCAACAAGATCACCAAGGGTGGTCTTCCAAACAAGACACTCAATATTGCTTTGGCTGGAACTGGTGTCGGTAAGTCTTTGTTCATGTGTCATATGGGTGCATCATCACTTACTCTTGGTAGCAACGTCCTCTATATAACAATGGAGATGGCCGAGGAACGTATTGCAGAACGTATTGATGCCAACTTGTTGAATATTCCAATTGATCAACTCGATAAGCTATCAAAGGATATGTTCACCAACAAAGTTGCTGACATCTCGCGGAAGACTACTGGTAAGTTAATCATTAAGGAATATCCTACTGGACAGGCTCATGCTGGACACTTTCGTGGTTTGTTGAATGAGTTGAAGTTGAAGAAGCAATTTGTTCCAGATATTATCTTTATTGATTACTTGAATATTTGTTCGAGTAGCCGAATGAAAGGAATGGGTGGTGCAATCAACTCGTACAATTACATTAAGGCAATTGCTGAAGAGTTACGTGGCCTCGCGGTTGAATTCGACGTACCTATTGTTTCGGCAACCCAGACGACCAGGTCCGGTTACGGCAACTCTGATGTTGGACTTGAAGATACGTCAGAATCGTTTGGTCTCCCTGCAACTGCCGATCTAATGTTTGCGTTGATTTCGACAGAAGAACTGGAGCAGGCTGGTCAATTGATGGTCAAGCAGCTGAAGAACAGATACAACGATCCTACGAACCACAAGAGGTTTGTTGTTGGTATTGATAGAGCCAAGATGAGATTGTATGATACAGAAGAACAGGATTTGATGAACGATGATCCTATTCCTGATAAGCCATTAAATACTTTTGGCAATAACGAAAAACCTAATACGAATGGATGGAAAATATGACACGTAAAGAAGAGATCCTACTGATCCTCATGGAAGAATGTGCTGAGGTCGCTCAACAAGCGTCAAAGTGTATTCGCTTTGGTGGAGGAGAAAATGATTATGAACTTGCAAAAGAACTTGGCGATCTGTACTGTATGGTAGATCTACTCAAGGAGTATGGAGATCTTGATACTGATACTATGACTCATCGTGTTGATATGAAGAGAGAAAAATTAAAGAAGTATTCGTCGATCTTTTTAGAAGTCGATGACAACGTGGGATGCTAATATGAATGCTGAGCTTATATCTTACTCGCAACCAAATCCAGAACTGGGAGAACAAGCCGACGCCTCAGTACAAGATCTCATCGCCTTCTGCGCCCGTGTCTCCAACCCATACATAAGCACTGGTCCCCGTTCGAGATGGTCAGTGCTTGTCTAGAGATTGAGACTACAAGAGACATCGCCAGACAGATTCTACGTCATCGATCATTTTCTTTTCAAGAGTTTTCTCAACGTTATGCTGATCCGACTCAGGACTTAGACTTTGTAACTCGCGAAGCACGGTTACAAGATCCTAAGAATCGTCAAAACAGTGTTGATCTAGACATCGAAAATAATGAGCAAGATGCAGCATTATATCTTCTATGGCAAGACAAACAACAGGAAGTTATTAATGCTGCACGAGAAGCATACACATGGGCAGTTACAAATGGTATAGCTAAAGAACAAGCACGTGCAGTTTTACCAGAAGGTTTAACGACATCGCGTTTGTACATGAATGGAACTCTACGATCTTGGATTCATTTTATTGAGTTGCGTTCTGGTAATGGTACTCAAAAGGAGCACATGGAAGTAGCAAGAGCTTGTGCTGAAGCAATTGCTAATATCTTTCCATCGATTGATGAATATGTCCAACATAATTAATCTAGACGAATATCGTAGCAAGAAAGAAGGCGAGAAGCTCAAAGACGAAGCACATGAGCTTCTTGCTCTTCTTGAGTCCTTCATGCTCTCCGAAACAGAACCTCTTCTGATTTCAGTTGCCGATTCAGATGGCACCACTCGACAATACACATTAGATGAACTTTACTATCTAAGTGATTCAAATACCTAAGAAAAAATAAATTAAAATAATTTAAAAAAACTGTTTTCTTTTTTCTCTAATGTAGGATAATGGCTACATCAAATGAAGGAGAGATAGAAATGATTAATTATGTGACGAAGCGTGAGTATACTGGTAAGAACGCAGCGATCTTGGCTGAAGTTGGCGTTGATGCTGTATTGACTTTCAAGCAGGCTACTCGCGAGTTAGGAATTCCTGGTAGTAAGCTGAAAGGTTTGAAGGCTTGTGCTAAGCTGGTAATGTTCTCAAAGGACGAAGAAGAAAACGAAAAGACGAAGCCGCGTTTCTTCTCAGTGTTCAATGCTTCAGAAGTTTTGGCTCGGGCGTAAGGAGATAGACATGCTTAAATATCAAAATCTTGCAAACATCGGTGATCGTATTCGTGCTTATGACTTTATGGGTCGTAAAGACGCTTTCATCGAAGGTGTTGTTGTAG